CCTATTATAGAGCACAAGCGCCACTGGCACAACCAGATTCTTCTTGTACTTTTGGTTTTGCTTCTACTGCTTTTGTTTCCATAGCAGTTTGTTTGTCTCCGTCATCAGTATTAGCATAATACAAGTTCTTTAGACCATATTTGTAAGCCAATAACATGTCCTTAATTACTTCTTGAACAGGAACTTTATTTTTATCATAACGAGATGGAATATAGTAAGTATTTGTACTAATACTCATATCCGTAAATTTTTGAATAGCCGCCGCTACCTTCAAGTAACCTTCATTACTTGGCATATCAAAAGCAAAAGTATAATCATCCTTGTACTTGTCAATATTAGGAACAACTACAGGCAAAATGTTACTCTTGCTTCCCTTGAAACTAATAGCACTACGAGGTGGTTCAATACCATTGGTAGAACTTTGAATTACACTACTAGATTCTACAGGCATACAAGCAGTTAATGTTGAATGACGCATTCCATACTTCTTAATATCTTCACGTAAGCTTTCCCAGTCACAATGAAGTTTCTCAGTTATGAATTCGTCAATGTCTCTCTTATAAGAATCAATCGGAAGGACTCCCTGACTAAATTTTGTGCGATCAAATTTTTCACACTTACCCATTTCTTTAGCCATCTCAACACTAGCTTTAATCAAATAATAACTAGTCTTTTCCATCCACTTAGCAACAAAGTTAGGAGCATCCTTGTCCCAATACTTCAATCCTTCTTTCGCCAACAAAGCAGCCAAGTTACTTACACCAACACCAAGACTACGACGTTTCTTAGCAAAGTTTTCAGCAGCCGAAACGAAATAATCTTGATGGTCAATCAATGAATCCAACATTCTGACAATGACATCACAAACACTTTCCATTTCATCATCATCCTTGATTTCCAACCAATTTAATGCGGCCAGAATACATACACCAATTTCCCCATCTTTATCATTAACGTCACTGATAGGAATCAGTGGGTGATTAACTTCAAGACATAGATTGCTTGTATCTACTTGATCTAACCAACTACCGTGTTCATTTGCGTGATCAACGTGCATTGTATAAATACGTCCAGTTTCAAGACGTTCCTTAGCCAATAGACCCATCAATTCACGAGCGTTAATCTTCTTCTTAAATTTAATGTTCTTATTAGCTTCAGCTTTCTCATACTTCTCTTTGAATCCTTCCATACCGAAAGTATTCCACAATGAAGGACATTCGTGATAACTAAACAATGTAACATCTTGATTCTTGAGGAATCGTTCAAATATAACTTTATCTAATCCAACACAATAGTCCAATTTACGAACTCGGTTATCATCAGTTCCCGCATTATTCTTCAATACGAGAATGTCCATAATGTCATAATGAAACCAAGCAAAATTTACAGTTGCGCTGCCACCACGAATACCATTTTGGTGACAACTTTTTACTGTAGATTCAAATGCTTTGCTAAATGGAATTGGTCCAGTATGAATTACTTCACCATTACGAATAGGAGCATTTGTAGCACGTAGTCTGGATAGATTCAATCCAATACCATAACGACTAGCTGTAGCAAATCCAACAGCACTGTTATTTGCAAAGATACTCTTAAGTGTATCGTCTACGGTAAACAAACTACAAGAAGCATAACTCTTCATTACAGTTCTTACACCGGCCATAATAGGGGTGGGAAGATTGATCTTATGTTTACTAAAATAGTTATACGCCTTCTTTATATATTCCAATCTATTTTCTTTATAGTTCTTAAAGAAAGTCATTGCAATTAGAATATATGCAAACTGTGGAGTTTCGTAGATCTTCTTAGTTGATCTATTCTGGACTAAATACTTATCACACAACTGTTTAATTCCAGCATATGTGAAATTAAAATCTCTATCGTGTTTAAGAAATTCATCAATCTTATCAAATTCTTGTTTAGTATACCATTGAAGAATTTCTTCATCATATACTAAATTAGCAACATTCTCTTTGACAAGATCATACAATTTAGGTGGATTCTTACCACCCCAAACTTCTTTACGAAGTTGGTAATTAAGCAATCTGCTTGCGACAAACTGATAATTGGGTTTATCTTCACTAATTAGATTAGCGGAAGATTCAATAAGGAGTTTATGTATATCTGCACTTGACATTCCGTCAAAGAATGATAAATGTGCATTCATACCAACTTCTTCAAAACTAACACCTTTTATATCCTCCGTAGCCCACTGCAAAACTTTGTTTATCTTATCTGCACTAAACTTTTCCGTTTTTCCGTTACGCTTTTTAATAAAAATATCTTTGTTCATAAAACTTTAAAATAGGTAATAAATAATTATCTTGTTCCAAAAAATAATTTTCAAATTTATTTTTGAAAATTTTCTACTTTTTTGAACTTTTTGTTCATCATCTTGATATAAGAATTACTCTGAATCCTCTTCACTCATATGAGCATTCCATTTACCAGACATCATTTTCTTGACAAGATTCTCACCTTGATTCATCTCATTGATGATTCCCATACCTTCTCTACTGTTTTCAGCAAAGATTTGAATATCACCACATCCGGCATTCATTCTGCTAGGGAATGTAATACCATCGGGTCCGAAACGATTCTTAATTACGTGGAATCGTGCAGTATTTGCTTGTTTATCGTTAACTTTACGACTAAGTGACATAACAAAGTCAGCGGTCATAATTTTACGATAACTGTCAGAAATGTTATTTGCTTGGATAATATCCTCATCCATAGCAGCACGATTGCTCTGACTTGCTGTCCAAACTGGAACCTGAAGTTCACCGGCAATACCACGAAGTTCTTCATAGATACCACCCGCCTCACTATAACTGTTACTATTACGTTCACTTTGGGATGGACGTAGAATATCAGCATAGTCAACGATAATCATATCTACTTTTGTCCCCAGAGTTTGGATACGTTCTGCGTGAAGCTTCAAACTGTGAGCGGACACAGTTTTGATGGGGAAATACTTAATGATAAGTTTGCCGGGAACTTCAGAAATTCTCTTCTTTACAATATCAACATTGTTACGGATGTTCTGGAAATCAATACCAGTAAAACACGCATCATAACGTAGTCCAACGTAGTTTTCATTCAACTCAAGAGTATAATGTAACACGTTCTTACCCTGCTTCATTGCCTCCGCACCAATCTTGGCAAGAACCCAACTCTTGCCACTACCAGCACAAGCAGTAATAACACCCATTTCACCACCGGCCAATCCACCATCCATAATGGTATCAACCTCAGTCCAATTGGTCTTGACGGTCTTACGTGCCATCATACTCATACGTTTCTCAACATCAACGTCATATTCGTGACCGATATTTCTTTCCATACCAGCCTTCATAGCAACGTCAACAACGTGTTTAATCTTGTCATATTGACCATTCTTAAGATGGTCAACACTTTCCATAATTGCATTCTTTAACTTTTGATTCTTACAAAATTCAAGGAATTGTTCCTTAATAAACTTCAAATCACTATCAGTGATCTTTTGATAAACCAATCTCAATTGGTCAACAACAGTCTTCTTCAACAATTCATTTTCAATACTATCAACCTTAACCTTAAATACCGCCAAGGTTGGTAACTCTTTATATTGAAGGAAATAACTAACGGTTTCCTTTACAATAAACTGATGGGCATCAGTTTCAAACGATTGCGGTTCCAAAATATCGCTAATGCGTTCAATAAATGATTTATCACTCACAAGTGCAGAGATGCACTTGGTTTGAAACTCAGTTCCAAACTTCTTTAGATTATCTATAATGTATGTTTCGCTCATAATTTAATAACGTATCCTTGTGAGTATAATACTATACTCACTTCTCTTTTTTTAAAAGATTTTTTAAGCCACAAATGAATTTACTTTCCCAAACACCTCTTGTAGCCAGATTATACTGTTGGGAAAGTTGTTTTGCATATTGTCTTCTAATAACAATTTGCTAAACTTATACCTGTCAAGTTTAGTCAGCGGTTTCTCAAGAATTTCATTAATTCTGAGTTGACTAAATGACTGTATCTGCGTTTCGTGTAACTGCATCAATTGCCAGTTACGTTCCAAAATGTTTTTATTATCTAAGATAGTATTATACAATTTATACTTTCCCTTGTGGGTATCACTATAATTGTATATCTCTTGTAATGAATACTGTTTTTCGTCTGTAAAAATAGGAAAACACTTGATAATAGTCTTTAATCCCGCTCCATTAATACCATCAATATTATCACTATTATCACCTTCCAGTATACGATAGTTTATAAAATTACTACAACTTACACCGTATTCTTGCAAGATTTCAGCACATCCATACAGTTTCTTTTTTGTTGGACTCCAAATTTTAACTCTATCATTTGCCAATTGCAGAAAATCCTTATCTGCACTCATAATAGTAACATTACTATCTTTGAAGTATTGAGTTGCCAAATATGCGATAGTATCATCCGCTTCAATATGATCAATTGCCATTGTTGTAACAGGCAATGTATCCAAATATCTAACAGTTTTTATTAATTGTACCTTAAGATTTTTTTCTTCTGAATCAGGATTGCTTAAATCCTCGTATGTTCTATTAAGACGAATCTTTGTTTTTCTACCTGATTTATAATCAGGATAAATCTTTCGACGTTTCATTGAACCTCCACTACCATCGGATACAATTACAACTCGGGTAGGATTCAACAATTTAACCGCATATCCAATACTTTTTAAACATCCAGCAATACCACCAGTATGATTTCCATTAGAATTCAACGCAGGACTTGCCATAAATGCTCTAATAAAAGTATTCATAAAGTCAATTATAAGAACATCAGAGTTGAGGGTCCGATTAAGACCCTCACTCTGCGAATTTGTTTTAATTTGATCAAACAAACTAAACAACCTCTTTTTTTCACTGTCGGTTAGATTACTCATTCTTCATTACCAGCAGATTCTTCTTCCGTATCCACAACAGCGTCATCAACAATTTGACTATTAGGATCTTTATATTTCATAATAACAGCGTCACAAATCTTCAAATAAATTTCTTCTTTCAAAGATTGATCAGTCTGCATTGTGGATACAAAGTCTTTGGATTGGAACTTCCATTCACTGCCATCGTCTTTCTTATAAGTATAATAAGCCCCACCTTGTTTAATTAAACTAGTTTCTTTCAAGACCTTGATCCAACTGCCATAATCAGCAATTCCACTATCAAAGTAAATATCGAAAGAAGCTTGACGTTGTGGCGGACCCATTCTGTTCTTAATTACTACAGCTTTACACTCATTACCAATAATTTTTTCACCGGATTTGAGTTTTCCACTATTATTTAGACGAACACGAACGCTGCAATGATAAGCTAAAGCCTTACCACCACTTACGATATACTTATCACCAAATGCCATAGCATTTAGATTCTGACGTAATTGGTTTGTAAATACAACAAGAACTTTTTGACGACCTATCATATTAGTAATCTTTCTCATAGCCTTACTAATGATAATCGATTTACCTGTAGCAAATCCATCTTTACCGTGATCACTTTCCATTTCTGCTTTCGTAGAAGCTGCCGCAACACTGTCAACAATTAACGTAAGAATACGATCACTGTTTTTACGTGCGGTTGCGATAAGACTTTCCATTTTTTCAAAAATGTCTTCCACGGTTTCAACTTGAACGTATGGTAGATGTTTTAAATCTACACCCAAACTTTTCCAGAAAGCTGGCGCGGCTGCGTGTTCAGTATCCAAAACTACAGCAACTCCTCCTTTTCTTTGTGTTTCCGCACAAATATGCGCACAGACCAAACTCTTACCAGTACCTTCTAATCCGTTAAATTCTACCAACTTACCAACAGGCAAACCGCCGTGTGGACGATTGCTAATAGCCAAATCTAACATCGAAGAACCTGTACTAATCCAATCTGAAATATCAGCTGGATTTTCTTGTTCATCCAAGAAATATGCAATCTTTCCTCCGTCTTTATTTGCTTTGTTTAATTCATTCACCAAAAGTTGAGCTAGTTCGTCTCTTTGAGGTGATTCATTCTGCGTAACGTGTGATTTCTTTTTCATAAAATTTATAAGTTAAAGGGGTGATAGTAATATATACCATCACCCCATTCCAAACGAGTTATTTTAACTGTTAAACAAATTATCAAAAGCCTTTGTTAGGTCTTCTGTATTTGTTTTACTGACTGTGGCCGAAGGAGAAGTAGCCTTTGGCTTACTAACAACAGGAGTTGGAGTCGGTTCAGATTCTGGATCTTCATCAACCACTGCGTTAACCATAGGTTCTGAATTGGTTTCTGGATTCAACCAAGCATCCATTACTGCCTTCAATTGGTCATATCCCAACTCAGGGAACAAATCCAAAATATTGGTTTGCTTACTGAGCAAATCCTTCTGTGAAGGATCGATTGCGATTGAAGTGTTTGGCTTAGGACGAATAGTAGTTTCAGGAAAACTCTTTCCAGATTCTTCTGCGGTACGGAATTCTACAACAATATCACGTCCATTCACAGGATCGGTAATATCACCGTAATCAGAGTCACTGATGATAGAAAGAATTTCTTGATAAACATTCTTTCCAAATCCCCAGAAACGGACTCCTTGGTCTTCTTCTCCACGAACCAACACAGGAACATAGGTTCGAAGCTTTGGTTCCATCTTACGTCCCAACTGCCAGTCTTCCTTGTTTCCGGTCTTCTTCATACGATTAGACCATTCAACAATAGGATCAGGACGGTTAAAGCTATCAGGAGATAGATAAGTCTTGTTATTAATGTTATAATGGAACTTGAGTTCGATGAACGGATTCTCAGGATTGTACTTATAAGGAACGATACGAACAACTTGTTTACCGGGATTGGGTTTCCAAATCAAGTTTGTCTTTTGATTTGCGTTTGAGAGAGAATTCAAACGGTTCTTAATTTTAGATAGATCTAATGCCATAATTGTTTATTATATTAATTGTTAAGTGTTAATTAATTATTCGATAAATCCACACGGACTTAATTCATAACTAATACACGTATAACTATAAACAAGAATGACAAATCTTTCAACTTATTATATCAAAAAGTTTTATGGGAATTATTTTAACGGAAACCTCTCCCGTTAAAATAAGGGAATTGCTATAAAGTTCCCAGTTCAATTGAAATTTATTATCAAATACACCACTGTTTTCTTCAGCAATGAGTTTATTCATAGCATTCAATGTATATAGAGTATTTGTTTGTTTTTTACGATGTAGTCCAATTGTATTAGGAAATTTAGGAAATTGATCAGAATCATTTATATCAATATTATAAGTAATATAAATATTTTTAGGAGCTTTTGCTCCAACAAATAAAAAAAGTTTATTACCGTTTAAAGAATAAAAATTTTTAATTTCCTCAATTAAATTTTTAAATTCGTCTGTATTTGAGAATGTGCAAAGTAGTTGTTTTTTCATTTTCTAGGACGGATCATAATTTTGCCTATGTCTTCGACATATCTGGCAATTCCTACTTCAGAACCTTCGCCCGTATACCAAGTAGATCCTTTATTATAGAAACCATTTAATTTGGCTTCTTCTAAAGAGTATTCGGTTGTTAAAATAGTTTGGACTGTTTGAGCATCAGCTTGTTTTTCTTGCGGAGTTCTCAAGTCAGGTTCTTCTTTATCTTTTTCCGCAGGAGTTTCTGGTTGCTGCGGTTCTGGTGTAGATGGTTGACTTGGTTCTTGTGGTTGTGCAACAGGCTGTTCATCAGATTGTGGTTCCGGTTCAAAAATATTTGCGCCTGCGGCTTTCTTAGGATTTTCTTCAAAGTGAGTGCCTCTTTGAATTGCTCTTTGTTTATATTCCGGTGTAGGAAATGTTACAAGAAGTCCAGCTGCATTATACGCTTGTCTCTCAGGGTACTTACCCTCAACCATCGCATTTCTTATTTCGGCAGATGATGACTCATCCAAATTCAAAGTGGTTTCCAAATATTCTTGTAGAATATTCAAATGATCATTATTTTCCATCGAAAAAATGCCGTCTTTTATACGTGAGTCAAGACAAATGTTCTCTATTATATAAGATAGTATGTTCATATTAACCTAATGTTACTTGCGGTCTTACAAATTGGTTTATTGCATTAAATTTAAAATTAGGAGGATTGATTAAAAATTCATTCTTTTCATTAATTATCATTATATCAACTCCTACACTTTTGTACTTCTCATACAATTGTGTAACCATTTGTGTTTGAAATATTTCAGACTTTGGGTATTTCTTTAAAAATACATTTAACAATGAATTGACATCTTCGGCAAACGAGGTTAATTCTTCAGTGTCTTGAGTATCGTCTGTCTTTTCGACGGTCGTTTGATGTTTGCCAGATTTAAGAACCTTTTTCAAATCATCAAATGAAATCTTAAAGAATACATCTTTGTCTATATCATTCGCTTTAAATACGAAATTTTTACCAATAGTTTTTTCCGATGATAAACTCTTTTGCGATTTTTCGTAAATTACATAATTACGAAGTTGATCAATAAAATCATAAAAAGCATTTAACTTCTTTAGTGTCACAGATGCTTCTGATCCATCCATCAATGCGTCATAAGCATTTGACATTTCCTTGATTTTTTCACCGTCTCTATATTCTTTAGACGTAAACAATTTTTTCAAACCAAAAGTAACATATCTGAAAGAATTGATCGTATCCAGGTCAATATTGGTTCCAAATCGAATTGTGTCTTTTGCCTTCTTAATCTTTTTAATTTCGTATTTCTTATCACCAATTTGTATATCACCTTTATCACCAACAATTTTTTTAGAATCAGGCAACAACAAATAAAAAGCAAACTCACCTTGACCTATTTGATTCTTTTCATAAACAATCAAAGAAGGATTTTCTCTTAAAAATTGAAAAGCAGCATCAACTGTTTGATTTGTTTTTCTAAACTCTCTAACATAATTAACAAGCAATTCTAAATCTTGAGAGGATGGTTGTGTTTTGAAAAAAGAAACATATCTTTTCTTTACATAATTTACAATTTCTTCAGTGGTATCGGGAACAGTTGGTTCATCCGCTTCAAAAAGTTCATTCAACTTCTTTCTGTCAAATAAAGAAATATACTTATTTTTAATCAAAAAAGTTTCAAAGTGAAATAAATCATCTGAATTCTTTGCATCGAATTTTACTCCACCGTCTTTTCTTGACAAAAAGTATTCTTCTAGGATGTCATCAATTGTTAACATATAGTATAAATATATAAATATTTATTGAAATTTTGAATTTCTTGATCTATATGTCTAGAAGTTTCATTTCATTGTAATTTTTACCTAAATACTGTTTGACTGGAAACTTACCGTTTTCCATCAAATCTTTGATTTGACTAAAGCATTCTTTTTCTCCCAAATATACATCAAACAAAATACTATCATAAGTATATAATATAGCCTTTGTTTCTTTATTACTTAGATATTGGTTTACACTAGATAATGCCTGTATACCAAATTCCGTCTCACTTGCCTGTAGAATATAATTAAATAGTTTATTTGGATTGGGATCGTATATATGATTTGTTGTAATCTGTCTCTTAAAAATAGGAGTTTCTACGTATTGGTAGGTATTAAAGAAATGCCATCTATGATCAATATATTCCTTCATTTTCTTAAAATAAGGAATCTCCAACAGTTCCTCTGGAATATTACCATACATACATTGAAACGTAAGATTCTTTGCGTTTTTAATCTCCTCAGTTGTCAGTTGTTCTTTTCCGTAATAATACCGTCCAAGATATTCATATGCGTTAGATGGTAGACTGTAATTAATCAACTTGGCGACCAAATGGGGGTGGTATGCACTATAATCTATCATAAATAGAATACCCTCAGTTCCAAACCTACTTATGAAGCTACTACGACACCCATTCTCCTTGTTTAAAGCGCTATAGTTTACATTTCCAAACCTATTACTGGGTCTACCCGTGGATGTGTACATATTATATTGAGTATACACAAATCCGTTCGTTACTTTAACGTTCTTATCACCAAAGTGAGTGTTAAATACTTCTTCGTCAACTTTCAACCCATTCTTTTCTAGAATTTGTAAATTATCGGTTATAATACCATTTAAATCATTAAAACTACTATCCAATCTTACATTTCTCACCCGTTTCAAAGATTCCCCACACATTTCTTCAAACTTTTCTAAATGTTTTGTAAGAGGAATTACTTTGTTTAAGTCACTATAGTTAAAAAACTTTTGTTTATAAAACGTGTGAGATGCAGTGTCATACTCGCTATAATCATCAACGTTTCCATCAGAGATAAAGAATATGATATTGATATCAAACAAATTTTGAATAGGTAAAATATGACTAAACTTCTTTTTATCAAACACCCATTTTTTACCGTTTAATCGGTTTAAATCATATTTCAGTTGTTCTATATCAATTTTAAAAGAAGAATCGTTATGATTTATAGAAACAACATTAGTTGTCTGTTTTTGAATATTATATGAAAAAAACAACGCAGGTGTGGATACGCAAGGATGAAATCGATCATCGACTTGTACTACATCACAAATCAAATCGTTATCTCTATTTTCTTTTAAAAAAAGTTTATATTCGTCACTCGACCTTATGACCATTATAACAATATACTACACCGAAGTAGGTTTGTCAACTTAACTCGGTTGCCAGTATTCAAGAGGATCTCTTAAAACCCGTGACAAACCAGGTATTATTTTTTCATAAAAAAGAATTTGAGATCTGTTATATTCAAACACTCCCTCATTAGTTTTTATTTTATTTTCATATACGTCTCTTTTCTTGCCAGCGATTCTC